TAATGTCTGCCATTTCGTTACCTCTTTCTTAGAAATTTGAATTGAACCAGTTTTCAAATTGTTTACTGGTTGATATTTTCCCCGGCGGGGTTTCGCTGCTTCCGATCGGAGTGGAAACAGGCTTTCTTGCCGCCGCAAAATCTTTAGCTAAATCTTCAGCATCCTTTTTCCAGGCTTCTGCATTGTCGCCCTGGAGGCGTGACGCGTATTTCACATCTAATCCAGCAGCAATGGCGATTCTCGTTTTTTCCAAGTCGGTCTTGTATGTCGCCATTTCCTTGATGGAAGCCTCTTTCTCCTCGATCTTCCTGGCAGATTCAGCCGCGGCCTCTCTTAACGCCTCCAGCTGCGTCTCGAAGTCTTTCCTGGTCTTCTCCATTTCATCCGGAGAGATCCAACCCTCGTACTTCTTCGCAGCGGATTCGTTGGCCCTGGCGATCCTGCTCTTGATGATCTCGTCAAGTTCTTCCTGTGTTGTGATTGCCTTTTCTAATTCTGCCATTTTTAACTCCTTCCCATTTATCCGGTTGGTATCCGTCTTTTAGTAATAAAAAAGCACCGCCGAAGCTGTGCCTTTAAAAACTTACTTTTTGAATTTTCTTTGCCTTACTTTCCGAGCAAATCCAGTACGCCAGTGATGTGGCCTCAATCAGTGCGACCTCGTATTTTTCATCGAGGGTCCGATAGCCAAAGCCGCCCTTGCTGCCGATATTCCGATGTTCACAGTTGCTGATTGCGTTTCGGAGCGCTTCCTGGTCAATGTGCCTGATGCCGTCATTGAATACCGCATTTTCAAACTTGGCGTTTGCGGTGATGATCTCTGCCACGCTTGGTATCACAGGCGTTTTCAGTTTGACCGCCTTCATGGCATCCAATAACATCTGCTGCCCGATCTGGCCGTCCGCTATCACGCCTCCGCATTTCTGATTCTGTAAAAACGGGATAATCCACTCAATACCGCTCCGAAGCGGTCTGCAATCAATAGCTTCCACAAAGACACGCCCGTCTGTGGTCTTCGCCGCAACAGACAAACACGCATGCAGCCCATCGTTTCCAAATTTGATGCCAAAATAACGCTGATCCATCAGCTCCGGTGTCTTGGGCACTTCTGTCATTTTCCATTCGTCTTCCGTGATTGCAGACCTAAGCGAATACTGGAACCAGAATCCGAGCCTCTGGATCAGGAAGTCTAATTCGTCCGCCGGTCTGTATTCCGCCCGAATCTTCCGTTCATCCAGATGGTAGCCCATTGACGGGTTGGTCTGATACCATAGTGCTGTGTCCATGAGATCCTTTGGCTTTGTGGCGACAGACCATTCCGCCCAGCCAGTGTCATAGCTCTTGCCAGCAAGCGTATCTTCTCTCATCTTGGGAAATACGGTACCAACGCTGTTGATAGTCGGCGGCGTTCCACAAAAAATAGTCTGCGGATTCTTGGAGTCCGACACGGTATAGACCAATGCGGATTCATGCGCTGTTGTATATTCCTGAGCCTCATCGATTACAAGCAAATCAAAGCCCTCGCCAAGGCCGCCGTTGACTGTCCGTGTCCGGAACACAGCTTCGCCGCCGTCTGTTAGCTTTATGGACTCAAGACCATACTGTTTTGTAAGTCGGTAACTCTTTGCAGGCGGTGCCTCGTCTTTCTTGGCTCTGCCCAATTCTGTATACCCGGAATCAGCGAGGATCTTGACCAATCTGTCCCATGCCTGGTGTGATGTTGTGGTCCGGTGTGCTGTATGACATATCTTTTCGCCGTTCACAAGCCCCCACAGTTCCCGCATGGCTATGACTTCATTCTTACCGTTCCTTCGTGGGACAGAATATCCAAACTTCTGATGCGCCCATAAGCCGTTTTTATCCTGGCCCATGATGTCGCGCACCAAATCAGCCTGCCATTTGATGGCCTTTCGCCCGCTGGTGTTGTACAGTTTTACGGCGGCAGCACCCGCGCTCTTTTTGTAAGGCAATATGACGGATTGAGTCGGAGCCTGGTTTCCTTTTTTACCAGACATAGTGCCTCCCTCCGTGTTTGTAATCATGTGCCGTTTTACTCAGGGCCGTCTCTTATCATATCTTCCTTGATTTTCCGATGAAAAAGCCGCCATTATAGGCGGCCTAAACAATAGCTTATATTAAGTTGATTTTACTTTTCTATCTCTGTGATTATTGCTTGCAACAAATCATCATATTCTTCATAATCCTCTGGATAAAATAGATCTCCATCTTCTCCGGTATCTTCGTACGATATCGTTAAACAATTCCATGGCGGAGTATCTCCCAATTTACACACAGAAAATGGGACCTGTTGATTATTAATATAATCACCCGGCTCATTCTCCGTCCTTATGATATACTTACTCGCCAAAGATTCATTTATCATTTCAAGGACGGCATCAATATTATATTTGATTTCCTGCCAAATCATATCGACGTTCAATATCTCCCTTTTTTATCTTCCAATAGGCTCCACCATGATGTGAACGGTTGCTTGGATGATATTGAAATATTCCCTCGCCACCAAAATTTATCTTATAGCCGCCACCTTCTTCAAATGGCATGTTTATAAGGCTTCCTTTTTTCAGAGGGCTAACTTCATACCCGGCTCTAACAAGGCGCGCCAGCATATTCTTTGGTGTATAGTGCCTAAGAGCTTGATGGTTTTGAACCACGGCATCCACAAGGGTCCTTGCGTTCCTATCTCTGACTTGCATCTCAATAGCTGCATTGATATTTCTTTCCTGTGGAGTGACCTTTCTTTCATCCAGGCCAAAATTGATTCTCGCCTGAAATTTTTCCTCGGACAACCAGTTTCTAGGCCCACTCTTTCCAGTTTGATAAGTCTTTACTCCTTTTTTGGAAATGTACTCAATTATACAGCCACATCCGGGGTGCCGTTGGAAAGCTCCAATGCGGTATGCTTCTTCAAGTGTCATATTCTCGCCGCATCGGTCCAGGCACCATTGGCACCTTTCCTTTCCGTGGTTTACCCCAACTCCATCATACTCCCTGGTGACCCTTACTTCAAGACCCGCACCGGAAGCATTTTCAGCATTATATTTTAACGAGTCATCTGCGGATTTTCTGGAATTTGTTTCCATCATCCGGCGACACAGATCCAATAAACCCATCCTCGAAACTCCTTCTGGATATTTCAGCTACAAGCTCATTCTCCCGCTGGATATCGTATTCCGGCGCAACAGCCTTGAGACCGATACCGGCTTGCCTAAACTGCTCGTTCTGAAGCAATGCTGCCACCTTGACCACAAACGCAAAGTTTTCTTTCATGATCGGGGAAACAACGGTTCTCACATCAGCCTCAGGAATCTGCCCATTCGGGAATGCGGCCTCCAGCTGCGCAGCCATCAACTCACCCGCAATACTGCCGGCAATCAAGGCAGCCTTATCCAGGTCCTTAGATGTCCCATCCCCTTCTTCCAGCTTTTCCTTCAAACGGCTTAATATGCTGTTTCTCTCAAGAGCTTTCTGATATTCCGTCATGGTCAAATACCTGTCAGATTGCGAAGTTTGGCTTCATCAAAGTAATCCGGGAACGCCTGCTGGATCTTGCCAACCGCATCACCAATGCCAGAAAGCTGAGATACATCCGGTTCAAATATCGGTTCCCAGAGAAGCTTTGTGGCATTTATCTGTCGCCGCAGATATGGATAGTCATCGCGGATGCATGCGGCAATGAACCCGGCGTTTAAAATACCAGACCCCAAACTCCGCTGTGCCTTTCGGGCCATCAGCCTAAGAGTCTCATGTGATGCTTTAATAGCTTCCGCACTGGAGGGATTAGTCGAAGGCATCCCAAGGTCATCAAGAGTAAGCCCGGTCTCTCCGGCAAACAGCCCGGCAAGCATTCGAATCTGATCCGTGTACGGAGTCATGCTCTGCTGTGCAAACTGTCCAATCTGGGGAAGGTTTCCGTCCTCGTCCCTGTCGATGCGCAGGAATGCAGACATAGCGGCCTGCCAGTTGTCGAATTTTTCTGCATCCTGGCTAAGGCCGAGCACATACCGCTGAGGATATGAATAGAATTCCGACGCGATATCAGACCGCCGAAGCACCCGCATTGCCTCGTTTGTAATGTCCATACATGCGCGGCTGATCCTGCTGTGTCCGAATGCCCTTGTCGCATCGGGCCTGTAAATGATCGGAACAAGCAAAGGATAAGCAGCAACGTTTTCCATCGAGTATGGCTCTTCACCCTTGGGATAAAAATCAGTTCTGCCGGGAACAAAATAAGCTTCCAGCGTCGGGTTGCCGTCCGCATCGCGTTCCAGAATCGCATATCCTTCCAGCAGCGTGTACGTAACCGGATCAATCACACCGGTTGCATTCATTCCGTCAATAACACGCAGCCTGGGAAACCCATCCTCGCCCGGAGCAATGTAAATAAAAGAACAGCTGCCAATCAATGCCGCGAGGATCGCAGAATCAATGATAATATCCGGGTTATTCAGCCGGAATATCTCCATCATATCGAATGCATCGTTCTCAAACTCGCGGAAAACCAGTCTGTCTGCCATCGAATCGACGGCCTTGCCGCACCATCCAAGGACCGACTTCATCCAGCAGAATTCAATCGGAAGATCCTTTTTGTAGTCCCTCAAGGTGATATGCATGTCATAATACTGGTATCTGAGCCTCACTCTGGCTGACTTCGCTGTTAGTTTATCTTTCAGGCGCTGCATGCCTAATAATTCTGCCATTGTTATGTGTTCCTTTCACATCTCTGCGAGAAATTTTCCCAGTAACGGCGGCTGGTTTGGATTCCCCGGGGTACAGGGGACCATGCCCCCCTAAGCTGTCAAAACGTTCTCCAATCAGCCGATAACACCAATGCCCGGTTTGAGACCCGGGAAGGGGAAGGTGTTTTTTGTGGAGCCGTATTCTGCCCCTTTTCTCTATTGCATTTAAAGTGCGCAAGCTGCAGGTTTTCCAAGTCCGAGGGGTGGCCTCCCATGGCGATTGGAATGATGTGGTCAACCGTGGCGCACATGGGATTGGGATATGGAATGGAAAAGTCTACAGGCTTTCCACAAATCGCGCAGATATTCTGCGACGCAAATATTATCTTTTTATTCCGCTCATACTGGGGACGGTGCTTGCCGTCATGATCCGGGCGGTTCCTCTTTGGTTTCATATGGTCTCCTTGTAAACAAAAACAGACCGCCGATTAAGGCAGCCTGTCTTCTGGGAGAAACATGAGATTAGTCATACAATGAAAGGTAGCTATGATTGATCACTCTCAACTTTGCACGATACCATATTAGCATAACTAAAATCGTGATTGTTCGTGTTCTTTGATAAACCGTGTCTCAAATGCCTTAAGTGCCTTGCCGTGGAGCCAACAGAGGTACTTGTATTCATAGCCCATTTCGTTGGCGATGTCTCCCAGCGGTTTGAACAAAACATACCGTGCGTACAAAACCTCAACGTGTCTGGCATCCTCCAGCTGCTCGATCTGGCCGATGATGGTATTCTTTCGCCGGATGTATCTGTCGATCATCTGCTGAAGGTCTGATTCCAAATCCGCATATCTTCCGACCGCCTCCGCCATCCGGTCAGACGGTGACGATTGGATTTTATCGGCGGAATAGTCGATGCCCCGGAACCCGGAAGCCGCCGCTTTCAGTTCATCCAGCTGCTCCTGCCGTTGTCGTATTTTGATGTACAAGAAATAGATTTGTCTAAGGTATGTCTTTGCCGTCATGTTATTTTCGTCCGTGTGCTATATATTTGAACATCAGATCAATGCCCTGCCCGTAACCGAGCGATCTGAGCGTGTCCTCTGTGAGCCTGTTGTAAGCCTCGATCTGGTCGAGGATACTGTCATCGGATTCAACGATCCGTTTGATTTCGTCTTCAAATCTTGCTGGGGTCATCATTCTGTTCACCATCCTTCAGCGCATCCATGATTCGCTTTTCAGCGTCTTCTAATGCTCTCTGATAGCCTTGGTGATACCGTGTTTGTATAACCTTGTAGTCTTTCCCATGATTGCATGAAAAACTCGGCATATCATAGGCACAAGCCAGATTCAAGTCACTGAAAATACGGTGGATTCTCTCGATTTCTGCTTTTCTGCTGATATAGTCATTCATTCTGTTCACCGTCCATTCTTGCCCCACAGACCGGGCAATATTCAAACATCGGTTTTCCCATCAGCGTAGGTTGATTCCTATAGCCATTCCGGCAGACCGAACATACAAAACCATCCGTGTCTGATTCTATCCAGTATCCATGCCGCAATGTATCCCTGTATCTTGCTTCTGCCGCTGTGTACCCATGCATATAGGCATTTTCCAGTTCTTCTTGGATGTCTGCGGATGGCAATCCTTCCAGTAACTGCTTTACCGTCCCAATAAAGCCTTCCTCTGTCCCCTCCTCAACATACCAATCACCATACGCATCGATCGCCGCTCGTCTGTCGATTAGATCACTTGCGGACGGCAACGCTGATAGTGCTTTTATCGCCATCGCAACAGCTTCATGTGTTTGTTCTGTTGTGCCTAAAATGGCACCGCCTAAGATTCTAATAGCTAAATCATTAGTCATTGTGTCACCTCGTCCATTCTTACTCCACAGTGCGGACAGTAATTAAACCGACACATTTCTTTGCCACACTCCGAACATGTAAAGCCTAACGGACTGGTCGGAGTGTATATCCAATGCCCGTGCCGTACTGGCTGTACATCTGCCTTTAGTGCTTCGATTCCCATCTTGAGTGCGGTATCATAGTCATTCTCTTGGCTGTCATCTACCATGCCGACCAAATTATCTAATAGGTTTGCCGCTGTTTGTTTGTCCATATAATCAGCCATTCTGTTCACCCCCCGCATCACTTCCCTTGTAAGGATAAGCATTCATCACATTCCAACTGCCGTTAATTGGAGCTGAAAGCCTATATTTTCCAGTATCTATATATTCGCAGTAATCTTCTATTGCTTGCACAACCTCTTTGTATGTCAGACACCAATCGTCTACTGTTCCAATATGATAATTGCCACCGTCTACGAATTTAGCAAACTTACGTCTTCCTTGAATCATGGCAGGAAGTTTTCGTATAAGGTTGTTACTATCTATTTGCATATCCTGTTACCTCTCCGCCCAACTGCAATAACTATCACTAAACCAGATGCTCCCACGATGGAACTGGCAAGTATATCCGTCTTGGCTGTCTTCTGGATCTGCTACCTCTGCATATTTGCAATCCTTACATCTCACCACTTTGACGGCATCCACGGTCGGAGCATCTGCGACCATCTCTTTCGCTTTAGTCCTTTCGTCCATCTGTGCGAGATACCGGGTGTATGCCGGGTTCAAATTGTTCGGATAAGGCAACGTGCTTTCCGTGTCCAATACCCGTCTCCTTGCAAGCTCTTCCGCATCCTGCATCGCCTCATAAAGCGCATCAGCATCAATCAGCCTCATTTCGCTCACCATCCTTCCGTTCGCCATAATTACAAAAATCATTGTCTCTCATATAGCACCCATGCAGTAGACAGTAAATCATTACACCGCTACATTCGGCGCTATCGCAGTCACGACATCTAACAACGTTTACAACATCCGCAGCTGGTACGGTTTCAATGGCTAACCTGTCTCTGTCGTATTGATTTACACTGCCCAACTCATATTCACTATCAGTCCAGGACATCGGTCGTTCGCCCAGCGCCTCAATTGCCGCCTGTCTCTCTACATAATCACGCATACCTCTTCAACCTCTTTGCTTCCCAAGTTCGTCCGTCAATGTTGGCATAACAGACGCAGTGTCTGTGATCGATTGCCAACGGGCATTCTGTACACCACACCTTACCAGTCTCCTTGTCATACTTGCTGTACTGGTTGCATATTGTCTGCTCTTTAGCCGTCAGCTTCATGCTTTACTACCTTTGGCATAGGCTCTTCGCTCAAGTGGAGCGGTTTGCCCCATCTACTCCTGCCCCTTGCACATCTGATGCTGTCCCAAATATCCTCTGCAACAAGCATGTCATCGGTTTTTTTCTCAAGGTATCCTTTCGGTTCAAAGGCAATGCGAAAAATCGCTTTCATCAATTCGCTCATGTGATCCCGTCTGGAGATATACATATCAAAAATCCATTCGTGCTTCGGATTATCTGGAGATAAGTCGCAGTTAAGCGATGCCATATCATTGCAAAACTCGATATCTTGTCCCATTCGCAAACGAAACCACTCTTCCAACGCCCGCTCCACAACGCCGATCTGCGTCTCGGTTAATTCGATCGTGTACCTCATGCCTGTTTCTCCTCTCCATCCTCGCACCCATCTGCGTACATGGTCGCACAGCCGTAGTTCTCTGAATCCTCATTACCGCAGTAGTAGTCTGGATTGTTCTTGTTTGTCCAATCTCTGCGGTTGTACCTGCAATCTCCGCACTTAATCATCTCGCATCTCCTCGCACTCCTCAGTACCTTCAATCAGGCACTCTTCACAGGGAAGGTGGTTTCCTGTCCTGCGGTAGTAACACTCCTCAACTGTGCATTTCATGTCAGATTCTCCTCATCATCAACAGATTCATCCTCAAACGGCTCATGTGATTGAAAGCATCGTGATAACATACCTATAACATTATCAGCAAGTGAATTGCACTCCCTCAACTCTCTCGCATCAGCTTCGATTTCTGTGACTCTAATTTTCATTGTTGCTCCTTTCTTCTCATGAGACAGCCCCCGGTAGGATTCGAACCCACATTCACTGAGTACAAATCAGTTTGTCTGCCATTGACATACAAGGGTTTGGCGGGAACGGCAGGACTCGAACCTGCTCTACGCGTACATAAAGTCCGCCTGTCTGCCAATTAACTTACGTCCCCCTCTGCTGTGGGCAGAGAATCGAACCCTGCATGGCACGTACACCTTTAGTCGACCTTAACGTCTACCCCTTCCGTCACCACAGCACGGGACATCCATAAAAAGTTCATTGTTGGGATTTCTCTTTTTGAGCCTCTACGTGTGACACCACACGATTCTCTTGCCAATGATGGAAACGTCTTGTCCCTGTTATTAGTTTCCCGATGCCACGGCAAGCTGTGACACCTGCTCGTGGCTGCCTGTCTCTCCAGGCTGTCGATCTTCCAGAATGCGTGATTTAGCAGGAACGATTTTTATTTTTATGATCACAGGAGTTGGCCTCCTTTCGCTTTTTTGAAATATTGTTACGCCGTCTGGATCGGCGTGAGTTACAGACAGTCATGCATCCACCTCAAAATGCCATCCGGGCCTGTCCTTGATTTCCAGTTCCGAAGCCAGGCCCTTGAGGAGTTTCTTCCGTCCGCTCTTCACGATCCAGAGCATTCCACGCAAACCTGTGCTTTCCTTGACCAAGTAAACATCCGTCCCGACAGGCAGTTTTTTGACTTTGTCAGCCGTTAGTACCTTCTTCATGGCCTACCTCCCAAACACATGATGATTGATTCTGACATGGCCCTTGCCGTTCACTCCTCTGGTGTCAAAGAAGACATAGCGCGTATCCGGCAAGACCGTATCCGTTTCCCTCAGCACCTCTGAAATAGCATCATCCTCAGCCTCGCCCGGAACCGCATAAGGCCGTTTGAGATATCGAACCGTGGCAAACTGGCCCTTTTGATAAATGACATCCGCCACAGTATTGGGCCACTTGTCAGATAGGACCCGGTTGAAAATGACCTCCACCACCGCCTTTTGTCCGTCAAGACCTTCTCCCTGGCTCTCAAGCGCCAGAATGGCCCTTAAAAGGTTCCGTTCATCCTCAGACATGGATATGTTGGCATAGACCGCTTTGGCGGTTTCCTCGGCCTCCTGTGAAGCCTCAGACCCAGCCGGGCAAGCTTCGGTTATCTCCAGCGCGGACTCGATGCCGCTTTCCGTGTGAATCTCAGCGATGACCTCAGCCCTCGCCGGAGCTGCTGCCGCCAGCGTGATCAGAGCGGCGGCTAAAATAGTTCTCCCAATCTTCATTCGTTTCTCTCCTTTCGGTCAACAGGTCTCCAAGCTCGACTCCCATGGCGGTGCATAATGCCAAGGCCGTGTACAATGTCACGCCGCGTCTGCAATGCTCAACCGACCAAATACAATTCCGGCTGATTCCTGCCGCCTTTACCAAGTCCGTTGTGGTCAGGCCCAGGTACTGCCTCAGGGTTTTTAGGTTGCCCATCAGCGTCCGGGCCTGTGTCCTGTAGACCGCTTCAATTTCAGTAAGACTCATGGTTTCTTTTCCTCTTGAGCAACCGGCGGTAAGCCTCGGATTGATAAGCGTTCAGCTCCGAACCTTCCTTCCGCGCCGCCCGGATCCTGTCCAGTTCCCGGCAAAACTCAGCGTACCGATCACATTCAGAATGGCAGCCAAGGTATCGGTCTGGGCAATCTTTGCACGGGGCAGTTGTGCCCCGAAGTTCAAACCCGTCCATCACTTCACTCCATACACATAGGCCTTGTAAAAGTCCTTTGGGGCTTCGTGGTACCTGGGAACCGCTATACCCTGCTTGATGCGTTTTTCGTTGAACTCGCGCCGCTCTTCCTCACTCAGAAACTCCCAAGGATAGTTTTTCTTCCCCCTGGAGCAATGCGGACAGGGCTTCCCGGTGCTGACTCCGGTTGGATGGGTCGTAATGATCAGGCCGGTATCATGACAGAACGGACAGGCCACCGTGCGCTCGTTCGGTTCCTCATTCACCCTGGCTTGCTGCTGCCAGCGCAAAACATCCTTGCAGCGTTCCACGATGTTGACCACTTCCGGCTTCCAACCGTCATTGATGATCCAATCGTTGACCGCCTCCTTGACCACGGAGAAGTCATAAGGTTTCAAGGCCTCGAACCAGCGGAAAGCCTCGTCCCTTGTCTGGCATAATTTGTACCGCCCATTGAGAATCCTCTGGATCTCGTCAAACTCAGTTACTATCATTCTCCCGCTCCTCGCTTTCTTTCACCATCTGGAGGAAGCCCTGCCACTCAACATCATTCGCGCGCGCGTTATTGATTTCTTTATTCTTCTTTATTCTTCTTCTTTCCTTGCCGGTTGCGTTCTCGGTGTGTTCTAAGGTCGGCTCTCGATTCGTTCCCGGGTCCGTTCCGGGTACATCTTGGAATTTCCCATAATTCATGAGGGTTATCGTTGTCAGGTTCCTTGCCGTTTTCATTTTGACCATATTGTCGGATTCGAGTGAAGAAAGGAAGTTTTTCGTTTTTTCCCAACTCCATCCCCAACGGTCTGCAAGATAAGATATTGATCTATATACAGTTCCTCGGTCACAAGAAACGACCTTGCCCCTATAAAGCGTTTTCCCATCCTCATAATTTGCCAACCCAATCAGATCTATCCAAGCCTGGCCTCTGGAGAACGGCTTATCATCCCACAACCAATGGTCGAAGATTTGCCGGTCAATCTTGAAATACCCCATCCTTCAAATTCTCCCTTAACCACTCTCTCATTGCGGTCAGTTCTTCCGGGGTCAAGTCGAAATGCCCGATGCGAAATGCTCCGATTTCGGTAATCGGGTTCACCACCGACTTGTCTTTATCCAAAAAGCAGAACCAACACTTTTCTGTGTCGAAGAACAAAAAACCTTCTTCACTCTCTGTTAATGGTATTTTCTTAGCCAAAATCACCACGCTCCAATCTTTCTTTCAAATCGCGGTACAGGATCTCACGGATCAGCCGCCCGGAGGTATCTTCCTTGCAGAACAACAAGCCCATGTTGTACCGCACCATATAGGCCGTTACCGAGCCCATGAATGCATTGGCATTAAACCGGCTGCGATACTTTCCATTTACCAGATTTTCAAAGCTGGCATTTTCTACAAGCAGATAGATCCGGGCTTGATGGTCGGCGGCCCTGGAAAACTCCCGCCGGAACCTGTCGCGGCTCCTGGTGAAACATTGGGCCAGTTCATCCAGATCCATCTTGCGTTCGACCACGCACACTGGGCTGATGGTCTCGGCGGTGTTATAGATCTCAGAGCCATCGGGCAACGTGGCGTTATAGGTATAGTCCCCATAATCCAGCGTTGCCCTTTCGACTGGCACACCCATGGCTGCATATCGCCGTTTTGACCTGGCTGTCGGCTGCTCCCTGGTATCGACCAGGACACGGAAGGATTCCAATACCGCTTTCTGGTCAAAGATATCCATGGCTATTAATTAAAGGGCAGCCCTTCGTCATCGACTCCGTTCGGAATACTGACAAATCCGTCAGGCATAGGAGCGGTTGCCTGTCTGTCAAGGAGCTTGTCTTTCGGCAGAGTGTAGTTGCCGGAACGGATTTTTTCTACAGAGCAGAACCTTGCAAGGTTTGTGGCCCGGCGGATCGTGCCGTCCTGGCCCTCATACTCGCGCTCGTTAAACAGGCCGCCAATGATCAGGCCCTTCAGCTTGCCCTCGTTCCAATCCCAATGGAAACCAGGGTTGCTTTCCTCCAGCGCATCGATCATCGTGCGGAAGGATCTCTTTGTCCATCCATCGCGTTCGGATCCATCATCAACCGGGATGCTCTGGATCAGGTTACACACCCACCGCTTATCCTCGTTGGTGTTGGCCTTATACTGTTCTGCATAATATCCGGCGTATTCGCCCTCCGCGATATCGCAGGAAATCTTGAGATACTGCTGGAAGTCGCGGTTCTGTCCAACTGACACACCAAGTATCTTGACCACATAGCCGCCCTTCGGGAGGCGTTCAAAGTCCGTATAGCCCTTAACCTTGTCATAGTCTGACCATTTCTGAATCATTCTGCTTTATCCTCACTTTCGTTTTTATTGATTCCGTAATACTCACGGATAGCCACATCAACCGCCTTGAGATCATTCGGTATGGTCGGAGACTCAAAGAGGCCCATAGGCGACTTAACCGTATCCTGTCCACTATTCTGAGTGCTGAAAAGATATTCGCCGTCCTTGACCATGGTCTTAAGGACAATGGTAAACTTGCCTTCCAGCGTTACATAGTTATCGAGCATCTTGCCAATGGTCTTGAAGTGTTCCCGCCCATCATCGGCCTGATCCGAATGACCGATGAAATAGACGACCTTGTCGTCCGGCAATCCCGCTGCCACATCGATCAGGTTGTTGAAGTTGTAGGCCATGTCGGTATATTTCTGGTAACCGGTCACCTTGGCATTCCGCATAAACTCGTTGACCATCAGATAGGTTGCGTCATCGATCACGATGCTCGGTGTGGTTATCTTCGGAAGGCCCAGGATGATCTGCGTATAACTGTCCGTGTTGGCGGTCGGAAGCTTTTTCCTGAACGGCATAGGCTTGCCGGACACATTGATGATGGATACATCTTCCGGGGCAAAGTTTCTAAGGCTGGTACTCTTGCCGGTTCCACTCTGTCCATAAATCATGCAAAGTATTGCCATAACTCTGCCCTCCTTATCTGATCCTGAGGCTTTCGCTCTGCTCCAGGTGGGCAATGCCCTTCCAGATCGGAGCCTCTTCCGGGTTCTTGAGTGCGTCCTTGATGGCGGCGGTATCAATCTTCGGTTCCTGCTGAATAAGGTAAGCAGCAGGGATCCCGGCAGAGTTGTCGATAACGACCCGGGCCGGGTTCTTCTGGATCCCGATGCTGAAAAGCTCGGTCTTGATTTTGTTCGTGCCGGTCAGCTCCATGGCGAACTGGAGGCGGCTCTTCAAATAGCTGATGCGGTTCTCAAGAGACTTCCGCCGGTTGTACAACCTCTCCTCCTCGGCCTTGATGGCCTTGGCATCCGCATCCATCTGCCGGATAACACGGGCATAGCCGTCGGCCTTGGCCTCGATCTCGCCGCCGATAGCTTCCAGAGTGTCGGTAATGATCTGGTCGTCCGCTTCCGGGTCTTCCAGCATCTCTAAAAGGTTCTCGTATTCACTTGTAAGTTCGAAAAGTGTCATGGTATAATCTCCTTATGCTTGAAAGTTAGTTGGTGACTTTTGTCTCCGGAATTAGTCGGTGCTGCCTACACCGGCTTTTTCTTTTTCTTCGCGCAGCTGCATAACATCATCAAAGCCCATGATCTGGCAGACGATACGGCCCGATACATAGAAGGACCTGCTTTCATCTGCCATCAGGTGCCGCCGCAGGGCATTGACGCGGCCTATCAGCTCGCCGAAAGCCTCTTCCTTCGTCTCCGGCATCAATTCGCTACTGTTAGTCTTCATGATTTCGATCATAGTTCCTCCTTTTCATTTCCTTTCGCCGACCAAGTTTCCCGGTCAAGCCAAATTCCTTTTGTACCTTCTCCAATTCGACGATGGCCTCGGAGGCCGTGCCGTTGAATACCTTGAGCATCTTCTCCTCGATTTTGTTCGCCGCGCTGGATCCGAGCGGAACGCAACAGATCCGGCCCTGGTCTTCCGAGTAGTAGTAAATCCAATCGAGTTTTCTTGCCGCGTCATAAGTCCTACCCATTTGCCAGCTCCTTCAGCCTCATGGCCTGATAAAACGGCATCCGATGCAGATTGCCATGGGTCAGCCTGGAAGCCGAGCAGCCGAGCAGCTTGGCAAGCTCCTTGTCATTAAGGCAATGGGCCTTTTTGGCTTCGTACCGCCATCGTTCCATCTGGCGGCTTGCTTCAGACATTTTCATGTGCTGCCTCCTTTCAACAGTATTTGTCCGCAAGGTCAATGATTCGCTTGAGGGCCAGTTCCAAAACCACCGCTTCAGAAAGCCCGTCCCCGATCAGGCCGAGGATTTCACGGATGCCCTCCGCAAGGTCACCTATCTCACCGATATCCCGGTGCATCTGTTCAAGCTCCTGTTCGTTCATAACTGCCACCCCGCAAGGCCGAGCCCGATGAACAGGACAGC